TGATAAATGATAAGTTAAAATTTTATCAAAACGAAATAGATTCTTTAAAGCTTGATATTGAAACAATAAACACCAGAAGTATTAATTTTAATTTCGACTCGGTAGAAAAAACATTAGAAGAAAAATCAAACGAATATATAAGCATTTATAAACAATATAAAGAATTTGTTAAAGCATCAAAAACAAATGATACTGTTTCAATGATTCTTTCGGAAGAAGGTGTTAAATCCTATTTCTTTAAAAAACTTATTCCTTTGCTTAATTCAAAGGTAAACGAGGTTTTAAATAAATTCGACCTTCCATTACAAATTCGTTTTAACGAGTTAATGGAAGAAGAAATTCATAATTATACAAATGGTAATTATGTTGTTAATTATTATTCATTATCAGAAGGCGAAAAGAAAAGAATTGACATTGCTATACTTTTAGCATTTATTAATGTTACGAAGATTATTAATAACTGGCAATGCAATCTTTTAATAATGGATGAATTACTTGATAGTTCTGTTGATGGAGAGGGCTTGGACAAGATGATTGAATGTTTGAGGTTATATGTTAGTGATATGGAAGAAAAGTGTTGCGTATATTTAATATCCCATCGTTCTTTAGATAGTAACTTTTTTAATTCAATTTATACGATTCGAAAAAATCACGGTTTTTCGGAAATAGAAATAAAAAATAGTTGACTTTATCAAAAATACTCGTATATTAATATTATAAACAAAAAGGAGTTTCTATGAAAATAATTCCATTGGGTTGTGGTAGTGCAGGTTCAAGAAAAGAACCACAGACAAATTTCTTAATCCAGCAGAACGGAAAGAATATGTTGGTTGATTGTGGTAGCTGTATTCGTTATCCTCTTGAAGAAAGAGGCATACAAAATATAGATGTTGATGCAATTTATATTTCTCATCAACACGCAGACCATCTGGGGGGAATTGAAGATTTTGCTTTTGGTACTTATTTTAATCCAACAACCAGACGTTCAATAAAATTATTTGGTAATAAACATTTGCTTAATGATTCGTGGAACCATAGTTGGAGCGGTGGTCTTAGATGCATTCAGGGCGATGTTATTGTTGACTTGGATAGTTATTTTGATGTCCGTAGAATTGATGATAATGGTTGTTTTCTTTGGGAAGGTATTCAATTTGAACTTGTACAAAGTATTCATGTAATGAATAAGTTTTCATTGGTTCCATCATACGGACTAATGATACACATACCAGAATCAACTAAGAAAGTTTATTTGACAACAGACCAACAGTTTGCTCCAAATCAAATACGTGACTTCTGGAAAATAGCAGATTTAATTGTACAGGATTGTGAAACTGCAAAATTTATGTCTGGTGTCCATGCTCATGTTAATGAATTAAAATCTATTCCTGAAGATATTAAATCAAAAATGTTACTTGCTCATTATGGTGATAATTGGGTTGTTGATATTGATAGTGCGGATATTGAAATTAAGAAAGCGGGTTTTAAAGGACTTTGTAGAAAGGGTATTGATATTTTAGGAGAAAACTAATATGTCTGGGATGGATATTGAAGATAAAGAAATAGAAACAATATTTTTAGAAGCTAACGAAAAATTATTAGCATCTAAAGCATATATTCTTTTTACGGTTGATGATAGAGGAAATGATTTTTATTTTGATTTATCAAAACTTAACAGTCTAGAAGCAACGGGATTGTTAAAAATAGCATCGGATAGGTTAATGATGGTTGATATGGATATAAACAATGATATGGATGACGAATAATACAAAGACCTACGGTCTAGGAGAAACAATGGGAAAAAATGATGCGTTTTATGTTAATAACAATGAGTTTCAGGAGCATCTTGTAAAATATTTTACTAATAAAGATAATATATCAAAAGAAAAAATTGGTAAAATTTTTATGATTATTGCTCAAAGAATTTTAAACAAACCATGTTTTATTAATTATACAAAGGATAGAAAAGATGATATGATTTCTGATGCTACTTTTTTTATGGTTAAGTATATAGAAAGTTATGATGTAAAAAGAGGAAATCCTTTTGCTTATTTTTCTGGTGTCGCCTTTAATGCATTCCGACAAAATATTAATAAAGTTAAAAAAAGAAATTTAATGTTTGTACCGCTATCTTATTTAGATAATGTTGGAAGTGAAAATAATAATGAATAATGTTGCAATTATATCAGATTGGCATCTGGGAATAAAAAAATCCAATGATTTATTTTTCCAATCACAGTTATCTTTTTTCCGTGACCAATTCGAACCATATTTAAAAAAAAATGGTATTACCGAAATATTCTTTTTGGGTGATTTGTTTGATAATAGAGTATCGTTGAATATAAAAATAAAAAACGAGGCTCTTAATATATTTGATAATATTTTAAAAAATTATAAAATATATTTACTTATAGGAAACCATGATTGTTTTTATACAAACACGATAGATGTTAATTCTTTAAAATTTTTATTTTTAATTTCTGTAAAGGAACTAATTTCTTTTTGAAACCTGTCAATTTTATCTTGAAGATTTTGAATATCATCCTTTTTGTTTTTTTCGAAATCTTTATTGGCTGTCTTAGAATCTCTTAGTTGTTTCTTTAATCCTTTTATTGATGTTTCTAATAAATCTATTGTTTTTTTACTAATTTCGGTTTGTACTTTAACACCAGATGAATTTCTTTTTAATATTTTTAACATTTCTCCAAAAATCTTAATACCAAAGATATTTTCTATAATATCTCTTTTCTCTCCTGCTGGCAACGATAAAAAGGGTCTATTATATGAAATAGCAAGAGATATGATTTGACGAAATAGGTTATGGTCTATACCAAGAATTTTATCGATTTCTGTTTGTGTAAGTTTTTTTGATGAAAGAAGTTCTAATGGTTCACCGTTTTTATAAACATCGAGTTTGACAGGATTTAGACCTCTTTCAATTCTATATTGGTTGTCATCTATTTTAAATAAAATTTCTACAACAAGATGTTTTTTATTTCTTCTATTAATAAGTTCGTTTATTTTAACCTTTCTATAAGGCTGTCCGAACAACGAAAAGGATAATACATCCAGCAATACCGATTTTCCACAACCATTAGTACCTGTGACCAAACTCATGCCTTTTTGTAATTCAACAGTTGTTACATGATTGCCATATGATAAAAAATTCTTGAACGCGACTTTTTGAAATTCTACAAACATAAACCTGCCTTGTTAGTGTTACGAATAATATATGAGTCTAATAAAAAAAGTCAAGAGAAAAATATGAGAGTTAGGTTTTGAACCCAATCAAACCAATCAGAAGGGCATTTCTGACTGTCCTCTCATTTCTATTTATCATAGATAAAAACCACTTTTTTTGAATTTGTTTATAAATATAATCAAATGTGCTTGACTTTTTAAAACAAGTCTCGTATATTAAGTATAGCAATCAGGTCTGAAGGGACCCAAGTGTAAGGATTTTGGACGGGGCTTGCGAACTCGATTTGACCCCACGCAAGAACTTCGGTTTTGATAATCACTGACAGGTTATCAAGATGAAAATAGGAAGAAGAGTTATCAAGGGCATTGCATTAAAGATAACGCTTTTGCGAGAGTAGTAATAGTTTCTTCCGTTTTCTCTCGGTTTGTGCAGACGAAAGCACATTATAGTCAGGATGTTCCATTCTCTAATGGGGCAAACTGTCTCCCCAAGTGTAAGAATAAATTCTAATTTTATTAAATATAATAAGACTTTTAACTTTTGTTAAAGGTCTTTTTTGTTTATATAAATATAATTGATATGTTTAATAAAGGAGATTTGATATGACATTACAAGAGTTAAATCAATTAAAAGCAATAGTTGATAAAGATTTAAAGTTTACAGATGATAATATTGCTCAGAAAATGCTTGACCATCCATACATGTTTCACCGATATCTTGACCTTTATATTAAAGAAAAAAGAGAATTAGATAAATTAGATAGAGATAAAAAGAAAATTTATAAAGAAAGGTATGATTTTTATAAATTTAAAAATGATTTTAGGTTAGATAGTGCAAAAGAGATTGATTCGTATATAAACGGTGACAAAGCTTATGATGATATATGTTTAGCTTATAATCTTCAAGAGGTAGTTACTATTTACTTTGTAGAATTACTTGATATGATTAAGAAGATGAGTTTTACGATGGGTAATTATATCAAATATAAAGCATTTTTATCAGGAACTAATTTATAATTAATGATTATTGATGATGAAGTTATTACCCTTAAAAAACTAAACGAAGTTTATTTTCAAGTTCTTTGTACCATTGGTCAATCAATGGAATTAAAAGAATTTTTTTCGTGCTACGCTCCTAATTATCTTTATCATCCTTTATATCGCTCTCATATCTGGTCAGGCAAGATTTCCTTTTATGATATGCGTCAAAAGATTTTACCGATAGGTCTTCTTCCTGATTTTCTCCAATTTTGTAAAAATTTTGGATATAATTGGACATTTGATTTTGATGTTAACAAAATGAGTAATGATATAGAACAAAAGGACTTAGATAATTTTTATCAACAATTATTTTCAAAGGTAAAGGACAAGTATTATCCAAGAGATTATCAAAATGATGCTATAATTTCTCTTATACGAAACAAGAGAGGTGTTATAGTTGCTGGAACCGGTGCAGGTAAAAGTTTGATTTTTTATACTCTTATTAGATTTCTTAGAGCAATGAACAAAAAAATCCTTTTAATCGTTCCTACTATTAATTTAGTAGAACAAGCATATAGTGATTTTATTGATTATGGATTTGATAATATAAGATTTGAAGTGGATAAATTATATGCAAGATATTCCGATGGTTTTGCTAATAATAAACCTGTTTTAATAAGCACATATCAATCTCTTGTTAATAAACAATCTTCTTTTTTCAAAGATTTTGATTGTGTGATTATAGATGAATGTCATGGAACAAAATCAGAATCTAAAAGTTTACAAAAATTATTAAAATTATGCAACAAAGCAGATTATAGATTTGGTTTTACAGGAACGTTGCCAGATGAGAAGGCAGATTTGTTTACTATACATGGTTATATAGGACCCCTTCTATATACAATTACAGCCGGTGAGTTAATAGAACGTGGAATTTTGTCT